GATTTCAATCCACTCATCAAAATCACCATGTTCGATGTTTAAGTTTACAGATGCTGCTCCTCTTCTTACTGCTCCTTGATTTGTAGCAAGGATTGTAGAATCATAAATCTTAGCGAAGGGTACAACACCATCTGATGTTCCGTTTTGTGTGATATTAGAACCTGCTGGTCTAATCATATTCAAACCAACACCTACCCCACCACCATGTTTGGCGAGTAACATCATTTCTAAATTCTTAAGACCTATTTCTTGAATAGAGTCACCAACGTCAATACCAAAACAACTGATTGGTAGTCCTCTATCAGTACCAGTGTTAGAAAGTACAGGTGATGCTAAGTTCAACCACCCCTTCCAAATATAATCAAAAAACTTTGAAGCGAGTTGAGGTTTATTTAACCTACGAGCCACTGCAGTTGATACTCTCCAATATGCGTCTTTAGGTTTTTCACCAGGTAGTAAATAACCATTTGATATCGTTTTTACATATATCTCTGTGTTTGCCCATACAGGAAAGTCAACACCAACTTCCCATTCTAAATCTTGTGCGTAATTTTTCATAATACTATTTTAAAATATATCGTCCCAATCTTCACCTTCACCTGCTTTACTATAATCAGTAGGTCTCACTGCGAAGAAATCTGTATGTGTTTGTCCACCTGTTAAATGGTAGAACCACTCTAATTCACCAGCAGACTCTTCATCATACTCAAAGTAAAAGTCTCCACCTGGTATTGCATTATATCCCAATTCACCTAATTTCTCATTTAAACGTTGATTGATAAAGTTTTTTAAATCCTCTTTTTTAAGATTTTCTAAATCACCCATCTCAAACATCTTATCGATGTACTTATGTTCTAATGTTTGAATAAGTTTAGCTGCTTCAATAACACTATCTTTTGTTGAATCTAATAACTCAGGATATTCGTCACACATATGTCTGAATAGTTGACATCCCATTCTTGAATGTAGAGACTCATCTCTTACACTCCATTTCATCTGCTGCCCAATACCTTTAAGTTTATTTCTCATTTGGAATGAGTAAAGTACTGCGAATGATGAATACAGAGCAACTCCTTCAGTAAATGCTGAAAATATAGCTAACGATGTAGCTACTTCTTTTCTGGCGTCTGCGTTTATTTTTAAATCCTCATATGTGTAACTATTTGTAACTTCAGCTAAGTTATCAAATCTTTCTGCAGTTGCTGGTTCATGTAAAAATGCTTCAAAGTCTTCTAATCCCAATGATTCATTTAGATAGGAATATGCTGTAGCGTGGATTGTTTCTTGTGAACCAAACATCATAGCCATTTGTTTGATTTCGTGTTTTGGAAACCAATTAGTGACCATTGTTGTCCAATAGTCTGATACTGCACACTCAGTTTGTGCAAATCCTAAAAGTATATTACCAACTAAATTCTTTTCTGCAGGTGACAAATTTTCATTCCAATCCTTAATATCACCCTGCATTGGTATTTCGGTATGTAACCAAAATGCTTGTGCTTGTTTTAGCCAACCTTCCGTATAATACTCTGGATATTCAAATGGCTTAAAAGGTACTCGATTATCAAATAATCCCATGTTTTTTACTCACAATTTTAATGTTAAACTTTATAGCTAGGTGATTATACATATTAAGATTTTTTATTTAAAATCCAATATCACCTTGCATTTCTTTATATTTTTGCGCTAATTCTTTTCTTACTAAACTCTCCCCACTTTTCATCTCTTTCTTGGTTTGTTGACCAGAAATGGAATCCTCATTATAGATGTGAATTTGACCAGTTGAAAAATTAGCTTTTGATGGAAATGTCATACCATCAGGACCAAAACGATTTTTTATTACGTGCCATCTACCCGTTCCTGCAAGTTTATCTTCAATCTTACGAGATAGTGATACTACAAAATCAGCAGTCATCATTTTTGAAAACGAACCTGCGATTTTAGTACCTGTAATAATGTCATCTTCTGCCCCACTTCTATTGATTTGTGATGCTGTAAATACGGGAACTTCATACTCACCTGCCATACCTCTGAGGTCTTCAATAATCTCTTCCAGCTCCTCATGTCGTTTTTCTTTTGATGGGCCTCTTAACAAATCAGCATAATCAACAATAACGACATCTGGCTTTTTACCTTGAAGTGTCATCTTATCCATATGAGCTTTTAAAGAAGTTACACTAGCAGTTTTAGTAGGATAATGTTTTACCACCAAATCACCAGGCACATTCTCAACGGATTTTTTAACATCTTCCATGTTGTATTTAAGATTAGCAACAGCTACACCACTTAATACAGCGTCATATCTCTGACCTGTATAACCCTCATTTAATTCGAGAGTATAGTGAGCTACAATCTTACCCTTTTTCATAGCATTAACACCAATGTTAACCAATGACCAAGATTTACCAATACCAGGAGGAGCTGCGAATAAGATTAATTCACCTTTACCAAAACCACCTTGTGTAATTTCATCAATAACATCCCAACCAGTTGAAACTACATTTCTAACTGTATCTTCATATCTTTGGGTAATCATAGATTTATACTCATGACCAATATCAGAATCTTGACCTGCTTTCATAGCATTATCAATGTTCTTTTTAATTTGTTCATACCTACCATTTTCTAATAGTGGTACTGAGTCTAAGATTGCGTTTTTTATTGATTGATTTTTACAAAAGTCAAGAACTTGTTCTTTTACAAATTCTAAATCATCACTTTCAAGGTGATTCCAAGCAAACTTAAGTATATCTACTACGGAAGTTTGTAGTACATCACGTTCAATGGAGTTTATTTTTACTTTGAGTACATCTAATGTAGGCATTTGTTCATATTGGTCAAAATGTGACATGATTGTTTTAACCAACCACTCAGACCCTTCGGAATCAAAATACTCGGGCTTCAGAATATCATAGATTTGACGTGTAAACGACCTATCTGATAATATACACGATATTACTTTATTCTGAAAAGATGTACTAAACTTACTTCCTAATTTCTCCATATGTTACTAATATACGAAATTATTTTTTATTATCAAAGTTATTCTTCAAAAAATTATCTAACGATGTGAATGAGTTTCTTAACCAACTATCTACATTAGCAAATGCTGTGTATAGTTTGTCATACATAAACATTTTTTTGAACTCTACCAAATCCAATCGAGTTGACCCATTATCCATAATTTCCCTTACGTTGGATTTTATTGATGATGATATATCAGGGTCTTTTAACTGCATTAGATTGTAGTTCATCTCAATAGTTTTTACATTTTCTATTAATTTTTGTGACAACTTCTCATCACACTCTTTAGAACATTTATCTATGAATGTGTCTAAAGAAAGTTCAGATTCATTCAAAAACCCCATTTTACCACGAATTGTCTTATCACCAATACCTCTTATGCCAGATATGTTATCGGATTTATCGCCAGTAATTACTCTGTAATATATTAGATTTTGTGGTGTTACCCCGTACTCAGTTTGAACTAATTGTTCATCGTACATTTTTTTCTTAGTTGGAGCCCACACTTTGATTCGTGGGTTTACTAATTGTAAGAAGTCTTTATCTGATGATATAATAGTAACTTCTTTCTTAAAATAATGATTTGCAAGATATGCTATGATATCATCTGCTTCTACATAGTCAATATATGTAAGTGATACAGGTAACACTTGAAGGTATTCTATAAGTCTAGCAAATTGCTTTCTCATAGATAATGATTGGTCTTCTAAGTCTTCATACCCAGCCAATCGGTTTACTTTGGTTAACCCAGTTCTACCTTCTTTATATCCTTTATATACTGACTTTCTACGATTAGAACCACCCTTACCATCAAACACAATCACAACTCGTGTTGGTTTTAGTGTACGAATGGTAGCAGCAGTGGACAGGAGAAATCCTGTCACACCACCACAATGTTCACCATCGTCATTTAAGGCTGGAACTGCCCCAAATACTCTAATAAATTGGTTAAGTCCATCAATGATAAGAACTCTATCATTTAATGATTCATCTTTTGTTTCCTTATGTTCTTTACTAACTTCTTTGAGTAGCTCCTTATACCTGTTATGCATCGAAATCTTCTAATTCAATATTATCAATATTTGACTCTTTACTTGATTCTTTGTAAGCCATAATATATGAGTTACAAATTTCCTTGTAAATAGTCTCTTTTAGTTCTGGTCTGTCTTGTAACAAATCTTCAAAGTTTTTTGCTTGGAACTTTAGTTCTTCGCCTGTTTCTTTGTCGACATAAGTATACCAAGCACCACTTTGAGAGACCAACTTGTAGGTCTTCATCATTTGTAACCATGAACCATAGTTGTCAATACCTCTGTCAAAGTAGATATCATAATCTACTGAACGAAGAGGTGGCCCCATACGATTCTTGATTACTTGTGCACGAGTTTTGATACCAACTACTTGGTCTACTCCACCAATTTTAGATTTAAGTTGTCCCATTTGTTTTAGTCTCAATCTACAAGATGAATGGAATGCGATTGCTTTACCACCACTTGTAGTCCAAGGGTCACCAAATGAAACACCCAATCTTGTTCTTAATTGATTTGTGAATATTAATGAGATTCTTTCTCTACCAATAAGATTAGTAACCTTTCTCATAGCTTTAGAGATAATAATAGCTTTCTGAGTTGCATAACCTGCTTGGTCATAATCAGCTGACAACTCAACCTTAGTTGACGCACCTGCAACAGAG